ATTTAATATTAGAACAAGAAGACACAATGTCTATTGAAATAATGACAGACTTAATTTTTGAAGACATTGGTGGATACGAACTTGCAACAATATCAAGACATGATTTGGTTAATGGGCAAAAAGTAATATATGCTCCAATTAAAAACCTTACAGACCTATATCTACAATACAATCCAAATAATGTTTTAAGGTTGCAATCGTCTGACTCCTACTTTAAATCTTTAGCCTTGTCTATTTTTAATCACCTTCCAGTGTGTGGCAATGGATACGACCTGGTTGGAACAGATCCAGACCTAACAAAAAGAACAAAGGTGCCAAATTGCAAGTCAGTATACATAGACCCAATAACTGGAGATCTAGTAATTAATTTAATTAATGTCAAAGAGGGTGAGCAAGCAGAGGTCGAAGTATTGACCGCTGGCAACATTTTTGATGATACAATATACTATGGGAGCGTTCAATGATAACTAATACAGGAAAAAATCTTTTAGCAAAATATCTGGTAGGTCAGACACCGTCTTACGCATCCCATATTGCAGTTGGATGTGGGACTACTCCAGTAGTTCCAGGTCACATATTTAATACAGAAGAAATAAACTCTATGAAAAATAAACAATCTTTAAATTTTGAAATGTTTCGTGTGCCGATTATTTCGAGGGGATTTGTAAATGAAGACGGATTATCAAAAGTAGTTCTTACAGCAGAAATGCCTACAGAAGAAAGGTATGAGATTACTGAGGTTGGAATATTTTCTGCAGGATCTAATCCAGTGGCTGGATCATTTGATAGTCGAGTCATATATTCTTTTGCAGAGACAGATGGCTGGTTGTATAGTATTGATGGGGAATCTCCTTCTAATATTTTTTCACAGTATGGACCTTTAGATGGAGACGCTGCAAATGGAGTTATAAATGTGGTTGATTCAAACAATCAAGAGTTAAAGGTTTTTTCTACAAATGCTGACAATAGAATTTTTACAAATGAAAACAGAGTCGAAAGAAATGAAAGATGCAGATTTTTAAATAACATCGTTGCGATGAGGGGAGACACATCAACTCTCTCATACAACCCACAAGGAAGTATGGTTGGATTAACTGGATCAGACTATATTGTATTAGATCCAACTTCTGTAGATTTTACTAAAAACAGTCCATTAGATGAACTTAGACTTGCGTTCTCTGTTGTAAATCGGGTTCCTGGAACAAGCCTAGTGCCTGCAGCCGTTCCAGACAATGTAAAGATTTTGTTAGAGTTTTCTCACACTGGAACAGATGGAAATCTTCAGTATGCAAAATTTGTTGTAGACATTGATGATACTAACTATGCACAAGGAACATCAGAAAATGAACACAACTTTGCAAATAATAGATATGTTGTAGTAAACAGAACCTTTCAAGAATTAGAAAAAACTTTAAGGTTTAAGTGGTCTGATGTTACAACAGCAAAAATTTATGCTTCTGTTAGAAAAGAAAATTTACTGTCAGATTCTTTTTATGTTTGTTTAGATGCTTTAAGAATTGAAAATACAACCTCTACAAACTCTTTATATGGACTAACTGGATACTCTGTAATTAAAAATATTAATGCTAGGCCAGTAATTAAGTCATCTAATACAACCAACTACATAGAGTTTAGATTTGTTTTGGATGTTTAAATATGACAAATACACCAGATAAAGGGATCAAAAATGTGGTTGTTAAGAAAGAATTCCTAGGTAAAGTAACAGGGTCTAATGCAACCATTGTAAGATTTCGGCTAGTATCAGAAGACAAAAATAGAAAATCTCCATATTCTCAAATATTTGTCACAGAATCTGGAGAGGTATTTATAGGTATTGGAGATATAAATGTTGTGGGAAATACTGTATTTGTGAACTGGTCATCTGGAGATGTTTCTACACAAATAATGTATGATGTTTTTGTAGGGTTTGATTCTTCTGCGCCAGCATTTAGAGCAACAACTGGATCAACTAACTACTCGTTCTTAAAAACTGGAACAACCTCTGTTAGAGTCAGAGTTCAAGTATCTTCAATAAATCCAGCATTAAATGAAGACTTAAAGATTTACGACTCTGGAACGATTCCTCTGGTATAATTATATTATGGCAATCTTACCATTACCCGAAAGAGGACAACCACTAGACGTAACCTATCTTTACCAGATAGTTAAGGCTGTTAATGATCTTTCAACACAAGCATCAACATCTATATATAAGTATGTAACTGTAGACACACCTAATGCAGGAAAGCAAAGCGTTAAAACCTCAGAAGCAAGAATTATTGGAGGGTATGTTCAGGTAACATCTAGTTCTTCACAAACTGCTGGTTCCTCTCAACCTTTTACTTATAATTTCCCAAGCGAATTTAAATTTGCCCCAATTGTTACTGCAACCCCAATAAACATTGGAAATACTGATGCTGGAAAAGATGTTACAGTAACTTTATCAGCCATTACAACATCTGGAATTGCTGGAACAGTAAAGTTTAATGTTGGCGGAGATACTTCTATAGGAGTTAATCTAATAATAGTTGGAATTCCTAACTGATGATTTTTTGTAAAAGATGTAAAGGTAGAATGTTTCTTGATCGACAATATTCAGAAATCAATAATCTAGAAATGTATTGCATGTCTTGTGGAGCAAGAGCATTTTTCCATCCACCTAGTAATTCTCAGGAGGGCAAGTGGCTATTAAAAAGGGAACAATTGAGAGCGAAGGCTACAATGTCCTCCCTGTAATCCCAGGGAATAAAAAGGTTTGGTTCTTAAACGGAGACTTAGTAAGGATACATCATCTTAACAAGTCTAATGGAATAATGTCTGTTTATAATATAACAAAAGATCAAATTGAAAGTTGTTTAATTAGTGATTTTAAAAATAAAAGAGAGCGAGCCTACACCGTAGGTCAGACTGCTGATCTAGTTAATCGTCATAAAAAATATATGCCATCATTAATGAAACGAGGAGTCATTCCATTTCCAACGGGATCTCAAAAAGGTGGAGCAAGAGGATTTCAAGTAAGATCATATTATTCGGAATCTCAAGTAAGAGAGATTCGTGATATACTTGCTACATACCATATTGGTAGACCAAGAAAAGATAAATTAATTACTAATGATATTACGCCTAGTAAGCAAGAGTTGACACGCAGAATGGGCGATGGTATACTTACATATACGAGAACAGAAGATGGACGGTTTGTACCTATTTGGGGCGAATCTATTTAGCGAAGGGTATAGTATGGAAAATGAAACAACAAAGGTATCTGTAACACTTGGGTACACATTAAATCTAGGAAACTTTCAATCACTAAGACTTGACCTTGGAGTAGTTGACTCTAAGCGTGACGGAGAAAATACAGATCAGGCTTTTGAGCGTGTCTACAAATTTGTTGAAGACAAACTAACTGCCAAGATTTTAGAAGCACAAACCGAGGCTGAAGAGAAGTAATGGCTGAACGCAAAGACCGTATGGCTTTGCTTTCAAGATACAGCAAGTATCATACCGCAAGGTACGAATCAAAGCCATCTCTGAACCTAAATGTAGAACAGTGGGCATCTGATGCTCTGATTGAGTCCTACACCTTGCCAGGATGTTACGATATACTTGAGTATTACTTTGCTGTTTCAGAAACCCCATCATGGAATTACTTTGCATATAATGCAGAAAAAATATTACAAGCAAAAAAAGATAGACTAAGGGATAGTCAAGAGAGAGCAGAGCGTAGACGAATGGCTAAGGAGTGGCTGAGTGAATAACACAGAGTCAAAATTAATTACTGCCGTTCTTCAAGATAAGCAGATCCATGTTTTGCTACAGGCAAATGTAGATAACCTTCTTAGAACTCATGGCGATATATGGAACTTCGTAAGACTTTATTTTGAAAACAATTCGTCTATGCCTCCTGTAGATTTAGTAAGAGAAAAGTTTCGTGACTTTGATCCAGTCCCAGGCGTTGGGGCAACAAAGCACCACCTTGAAGAGTTGCAAGGAGAGTATCTACGGGACAGCCTAAAAGACATACTAAGGTCTGCTGCGACAGATGTTCAACAGGGTGAGGGTGGCAAGGCCCTAGAGGGTCTTATTACAAAGACCTCAGAACTAAAAAAGAATACTGCTGCTATTCGTGATATTGATGTAACAGACCTAGAGTCTGCGATTGCTTACTTTGAAAATGTAAAGAAGCAACAAGCCCTAGGACATGTTGGCATCAAAACTGGCTTGCCAGGATTTGACAACTACTTACCCTCTGGAATCATGCCAGGGCAGTTAGGAGTCTTCTTGGCATACCCAGGTATCGGAAAGTCGTGGTTGGCTCTCTATTTCGCTGTACAGGCCTGGAAACAGGGTCGTAGCCCACTGGTCATAAGCCTTGAAATGAGCGAAACGGAAGTCCGCAA